CACTTATTGTTGAGTTGTTTGATGGTCGTGCTGGTCAGAAGTTAACTCGCAGAGATATTGCTGACATTGGAAACATGATTGGTGTCTGCGTTGTCTCTGGCAACGTTCGCCGTTCTGCTGAGTTACTTATGGGTCGACTTGATGATGAAGAGTTCCTCAATCTCAAGAACTATGAAAAGCACCCTGAGCGTATGGCTCATGGCTGGATGTCCAACAACTCTGTTGAGGTTGCCGTAGGTCAAGACCTATCACCAATCATTGATGGCATTGCTCGTAATGGTGAGCCAGGTGTGATTTGGATGGATGTCTCTCGTCAGTATGGTCGCCTTGCTGACCCAATCAACAACAAGGATTGGCGTGTGGCTGGCTACAACCCATGTGCAGAACAGTCCCTTGAGTCGTTTGAGTGCTGCACACTTGTAGAGACCTATCTCAATCGTCATGACGATGTTGAAGACTTCAAGCGCACTCTAAAGTTTGCATACCTCTATGCAAAGACTGTAACGCTTCTTCCTACTCACTGGGAAGAGACCAATGCAATCATGCAGCGCAACCGCCGTATTGGAACTTCTATATCTGGCGTTGCAAACTTTGCAGATACAAGAGGCTTACCTGTATTGCGTGATTGGATGAATCAGGGTTATGAAGTAATCAAGGGCTATGACAAGACATACTCTGAATGGCTTGGTATTCGTGAGTCAATCAAGATGACCACAGTCAAACCATCAGGCACAGTCTCCATTCTTGCTGGTGAATCTCCTGGAGTTCACTGGTCAGTTGGTGGAAAGTATTTCTTGCGTGCCATTCGCTTCGCTAACAACGACCCTATGCTTCCGCTATTCAAGATGGCGAACTATAAAGTTGAGCCCGCAAATGAATCTCCTGATACGACTTCTGTTGTCTTTTTCCCTGTAAAGTCTAACGCTATACGTTCTGAGAAGGATGTAAGTATCTACGAGAAGATGGCTCTTGCTGCTACTGCACAGAGATACTGGTCAGATAACTCTGTAAGTGTGACTATCAGTTTTGACCCTGAGACTGAGGCTTCGGCTATTGGTACGGCTTTGCATATGTATGACGGTCAACTTAAAACCGTATCCTTTTTGCCAAGCGGTAACCATGTCTATCCGCAGATGCCGTACACACAAATTACTGAAGAGTATTACGAAGAGGCACGAATGGATATCTTCCCAATCGATTTCAGTGGAGTTTATGCTGGATTGGCAGCAGACGCGATTGGTGAGGCATATTGCACTACCGACGCATGTGAGATAAAGTTAATCTCAAACGCATAGCAAGCACTATGGAAAAAGCCCCCTTAATCAGGGGGCTTTCTCTTTTGCTATTGCTTTTGGTATGACTTTGCTTCCAAAGCCTTTACCTATTGCTTTCGCTATTTAGTTCTTGCCTTTGCCTTTTGCTATTGCTTTGGCTTTTGGCTTGGTGTTAGGGAACTTCGCTATCCATTCTTTGGTTCGCTGAGTCAATCCCTTCCACGCACTCCAATTCTTGCCGCCATCGCTCATGTGATAAGCGACTTGAGCATTGACCACAGGGTTTAGCAGTTCGGCATTGGAATCCAATCCAAACTTCGCTCGTCTATCCACACCCAACTCTCCTAGCATGTTTATCTGAAACAAGCCGTATGAGTTGTCGCCTGTTGAGGCGTTCCCATTATGTGCGAGCGGTCTACCTGTTGATTCCTTTTTGGCAACTGCCCATGCGACCTTTAATGCCTGACCTTCGAACCCGACCGCTTTGAGTAGGGCTACGAGTTCGGTATCACTCAACTTGTGAGAGTTCTCGAACTTGGCAAGCAATTTGTCGTTGGATTGTTGCTCTACGACTAGTGCTTCTGCTTTAGTCGGACTAAAGGCAGGAGTTACTCGACCTATTCCAAACGCCCCTGAGAGGAACGCGGTGGATAGAGCAAGCACCACTAACCGATTTTGTGTTTCTAGTTTCATCAGTTCTCCTAGCCCAGAAAGTCATTGACAACTTCACTCGCCTCTGATTTCTGGTGTCGAACGCGGTGTAAATAGCGTTCGGTAGTTTTTATGGATTGGTGACCCAACCTCTCCTTTACTTCATGGACATCAACGCCGTTCTTTAATAACTGCGTTGCGTTCGCATGCCGTAAGTCGTGAGTTCGTGGATTCCAACCCATTCCTGATTTGGCTATTGCTTTGTTCCAAATGGTTCTCCATGTATCTCGTGGCAGGTGACTCGGTTCATCAAGTATGACCTCACCCTTTTGGTATGACTTTGCTCTTTGCGACCTTCGATACTCTCGAACTATCGCTTTACAATCGTCACACCTACAAGACCCACTTGCGTAAGCCCTGAGCGTGCCATGTTGGAACAGTTTTCCGCCTTTCACGAATGGTCGTGAAGGCTTTTCTGCGCCACGAGAATCCTTTAGTTTATCTTTTGGTATGACTTTGCTTTTCTCAAAGACTAGGTCATCTTTCCCTATACGATTTAGCCTGACATACGCTTGAATCTCTTGTATTAGAGCCTTTGGTAGAACCACAGACCTCTTGTAACCCGACTTAGTGGCATCTACGACTAGGAATCTTTCTCCATTGTTACGCTTCTTGCCCAACTCGCTGACACGCCTCTGAATAAAAACTTCTTTTGTATTGAAATTAAAATCTTTTAATCGAATCTCGGTTGCTTCACCAAAGCGTGCGCCTGACGCGACTAGGAACTTGGCAAGTAACTTCGCACCTTCCGTCGGCAAGTGAGTAACTATCTTCTTGAACTCGTCGGGTTCGACAATTCCTGAAATGTCCGATTTGCCCACCTTGACCCTAATGCCCTGAGTTGGGTTGGTTTGGGCGATTTGTTGCTCTATGAGCCATTTATACAGAGAGCCCAAGATTGCCCTGATTTGGGCGATTGTGGCGTTTCCGACCCCCTGAGCCTTCAGTTCGCCCAAGAGTTCTCGGACTTCGAGCGTGGATACCTCAGAAACTCGTTTAGAGCCGATTTGAGGGGCTAGATACCTCACCCAAAGGGATTCATACCCCTTCTTCGTGATAGGCAGTAATTCTGCCCTTAGAAGCCATTTCTCGGCATACTCAGAGAGGGTCAAATTAGCCCTAGAAAGCCCCTCAGAGCCCCCATTCTCTAGCCGTAGTGCGTGATACTGCGCTTCCTTAAAAGAGCCCCATGTGCCAGCAGACAGGCGTTTAGAACCCCTGCGGTAATAGCCTGTGAATCGAGCCCCACGCTTGACCACATACGCCACGAAAGCCCCCTCTACTCGTGAGTAACCTACTGATGAGTAAGTTACTGACGAGTAACATCTAGGTCAAATCCGAAGCCCCCTCTACTGACGAGTAACTTAGAGGGCATGAAAAAGCCCCCATTCCCGATTGAGAATGAGGGCTCACATAGTGACTAAGTGCTTAGACGAATTGAATCATTCCGCTATGTGTCTTTGTTTTCTGTCACAACTTCAATCTCACTTTGTTTTCGGTTGTGATTCCATTCTTCGATTGTCTTGCGATTCCACACAGGAGTTCTTCCAATGTATGTGTCGGGTTCGGGAAGGGTGTTTCTTCTTCGATAGGTATAAAGAGTTGAATACTTCAACCCTGTTATCTCTGCGAGTTGGTCGTTTGTAATCCATTCTGAACCTGTCACTTCGCCACCTTTTTCTTTTTAGTTTTAGTTTCATCTCTTACATACAACTCTTTCGTTTCGTTGTTGAACCACACATAAGGCAAATCATCTGTCACATTGAATTGGTAATGCGTGGGGTCTTTGCGATTGAGATTACTCATGTGTGATGAATGGAAGTAACCATTACCTAACCATTCAGGCACATCACAATCAGGATAAGTGGAATGAAGCGCAACGAATCGTTCACGCATGTTGTCGTTGTAACCACGAGCAATCCATTCATTACAAATTGCGATTCCGTATTCACATAACAACTTCTCATGTCCACGCCACAAGTTAGTGGCAGGGTGATTACGCCAACCTTTCGTTTCGCCACGAAGCGCACGAAGTATCTGCCACGCTTCAACGCGTTGCTTACCAAGTCGTTTGTAATCCAGCGATTGAGCCGACTTAACAAAGTCGGGATAAGGCAGGAATGTATTAACCATGTATCACCTTTTTCTTTTTACATTTTTTTATTTGCCAACCATTGTAGGCACGAGTTCTCATCAAGTAACAATCGAATACATCATCAAGAGTGTCGAAGTAGTCAATGTGTTCTTTTGGATTCTTCTTACAATCACAATCAGATTGGTGAATCTTAAATACACCTGTTCTGTTGTTAAGAAGTAATTGAAAAGTTTTCAATTTTTATTCCTCTCATC